ATTGCCAAGTACCTCCAAAAAGTTTTTCTGGAGATTTGCTTGCATCAAAAGTTCCATCATCTTCAGCAAATTGTATGTATGTTGATCCTATTGGACATGATTTATTTAAAATTAATTTATCAATAGCTTCTTTTAATTGTGTTTCGCTTGTATTATTAGGTTCTAAACCACAATACTTTATTAAATTATTTAAATTATCTATTATAAGATTTATAGTTTCGGCAGGAATAAAAGAAGCTGGTTTTTTGGGATCTGTAAAATCTCCATTTGTAAACTTCCCATCGCTTCCCATAGAAGGAAACTTTATTATTTCACCAAAAATATTAATATCTTGATCTACTGGATATAATCCTGACATAATTTAACTCCTTAATTTATATATTCAAAAAATACTATATTTTCTGGATAAATTGATCTAATATAGCTTTCAAAATTATCTTTTTGATTTTGGTTATTTAATTGTACATAAAAAATAATAGTTCTATGATTTATATAATTTAATATCCTTATTTGTCCAGTTTTCAAATCTCCAAGTTCACTGGATTCAAAATAATTAAAAGATTTTAATATATGAGCATCATATTTTTCAATATTTTTGTTTAAGTCATTTAAATCTATTTCAGCTGGAATAACATATACAAAAAATATAGTTTTATCTGTGTTTATACTAAATATTGTATAGAAAATATCTTCAAATAAAGCTCGTTTTCTTTTTCCTGCTAATGTAACATATATAATAATAGAATTTGAATGCATATAATTAAATATTCTAGTTCTTCCAAATTTACTATGAGCGAATAAACTTTGTTCAAAATCTTTTTCTATTTTCTGTACAGTACATCCAGATATATAATTTTTTATTATTTTATTAATATAATCAACAGTTATTTCTTCTATACTAGGAAGTATATAATTATATATAATAATTTTATTAGCCATAAATATAGTGTCTAAGAATTTTTCTAATTCTTGTTTTTTAGAAGGATCTTCTATGGTTAAATAAATCATTATTATACAGAAAGCTCTATAATTAAAAATCCTATCATTACCAAATCTGCTAAAACCAAAAACAGAAGGCTTAATTTTTTCATCTATTTTTATAATATTAGATGAATAATATTTATTTATTATTGTATTTAATGAATCTATATTTAATTTATTTTTATTCTGTACCAATAGAATAGTTTTTCTTTCTTCTAAAGTTAGATCTGGTCTTAATATACCAGATAATATTCTTTCATAATCTTCTATAGTATCTTCTGTACAAGTTTCAAGTCTTGATTCAAGCCAAAGTTTATTCAACTCTTTTTTAAAATTATAAATAATTTCTGATTGTACTTTAACAAGTTTATATATATCAGAATCTTTATTTTCAAATTGTCTTTCAAAAAATAGTCCTTCAGGGTAAAGACTTTTCACTGCTTCAAAATATTGTTCTTTTGATGCTATTAAACCCATAATATACTTCCTAAAACTGGAAATTGTAATTGACTAATATATTTATCACCATCTTCTATAGTTACTGAAGCATTAGAAATACTAACTCCATCTACAATTAAATCTCTTAATGTACTTGTATTAATAAACATATCAGGTTTAGCTTTCTCTAAAAAATATTCTTTTATAGTATTCTCACAATATTTTCTATTTATCATAGTATCTTCAAGAGGTAATAAATCTATAGTTAAATTAATATAAATCAAATCAAGTGCTTTTACTGTAAAAATAATTGGAGGAGCAACATTTTCTATATATGTTTGTATTCTTTCTATATTTGATATTTTATAGAAACCTGTTTCAGAATTACCTCCAAGAACTACTATAAGTAAAGCCCCAAAGATATTAAAGTTTTTAAACTCCCAAGCCTTAGATACCTCACTTGAAGCATTTAAAGCCCAAGCCGCAAAATCTCCTGATTTACCATTTAAACTGCTTTTTACATAATTTAATACTCTAAGTAAATAGTTTTCATCAGTTTCTCCATCTGTACCGCCTTCTATATCTTTTTTTACCACCGCTTCACTGCTTACATTAGAAATTAAGTTAGAAGTAAGAGATAATTTTGAGCCTTTTTTTAAATTATAGCTGCTTCCTGCATTTTGAGCCTGCACTTCAATTTCAATACTTCCATCATTTTCAATTATATATGATTTAGAATTAAAATAAGTATTACCAATATTTGATGAAAAAACACATCCTGCTGGTATTGAAACTCCTGGTATTCCTTCTATTAAAATACTTCCGCTTGCCACCTCAGCATATAGAGGCGGTACTCTATCAGCCCAATGAGCTCTTAAAAAATCCTTTTCTGCTGTATCAGGAAAGATTTGTTTTTTTAAAAACTCTATATCACCCAAAAGAGAATATTGAATACCAGCTTCTACATTTGCTATTACTTTTACTAAATTATATTTAGGAGTATTTTCAAGCGGATTTAATTCACTGTAATATTGATTTAATATTTTTGCTTTTAATTGTTCTAAAGATTCATTCATTATTCCATACTCCTTTTATAATTTCTGTATTATTATCAGGCTTTCTGACTAAAACAGAATAATTTAATCTGCTTTTATTTTCTATTTCAGTATCAACTTTTATATCTTTTGCAAGTCCATCTTCAACTATCCATTCAAGAGAATCAGTTATTATTCTTTTTACTTCATTTTGAGTTTCTTTGCTTAATTTATCTTTTTTGGCAAATAAATCGCTTCCAAAATCATTGTCTGCCCACCATTTATTTTTATTGGAATAAATGCTCATAGAAACAAGATATTCTATATTATTATATTTGTTTAGATCTATTTCTAACATTTCAATTATTGGCTCCATGCACTATTTTTGTATTTTCTATATTACTAAAATTAGCAATTGTTTTTCCAGCTAAAGCAGCACTTAAAGCAAGCTGAAAAGCAGAGTTTGCTCCATTTCCAGCTTCTGGTATAGGAGCTCCAAGACATATATTTAATATAGCTTGAAGTATTTGATTATTTTTTTCCAATTCTTTTTTTAATTCTTCTATTTTTATAAGTCCGCCGAAATCATCTCCTCCTATTTTTATCATATCCTCATTTATAATTATTGATATTTTTTCATTATATATACATGTATCTCCTTCTTTGATTTCAGGGGCTTTATCACTCGATAAAATAGGCAATATTTGAGAGCTGTCAAAATTACCGCCTTTAGATAAAATAATTACTTCTCCTTCTTTAGCTTTTGCAATAAATCCATAAGGAAATAATTCTTTTTTTTCTATTGTTTTATCATAAGAAGATTTTACTTGAATAGTATCATCATTATTTCTTTTTATAAATTTTGAAATAGTTATAATATTTGCTATTTTAGAAGATATAGAAGAAATAAAATTATTAATATTCATTTTTAGCTCCTTTGTCTACTAAAATTATATTAGATGAATACTCTTCATTATTAAGAATAAGCTCAACACTTTTTATTACTTTATAGTTATCTATTCCAAAAGAAGGAATATTTACTTTTATTAATTGATTAGGTTCATAAAATACTTCCTGTTCACTTTTATTTCTTATTTGTAATTTTTCTATTTCTTTTTCAGGAAGTCCCCAGCCATACACATTGATATTTAGTTCATCTGATTTTCTTCTTTTTAATTCTGATTCAGCTCTATTTAAAAGTTCTTGTTGAGATATATTTTCATCTGTAAAAAATAGAGTAAATACTCTTTTTGTATTACATTTATAATCAAACTTTTCTCCAACTCCATAATTTCCTTTTATCCTATAACAATTAAATTGTTCATATCCTTTTTTATCCAAAACTGCAGATTTTATATTCCAATTTTCTTTTAAACTATGATTTGGGATACTTGATAAATATTGTTTTTTATCCCAAACATACAAACCAGACTGTTGATTTGAAGCTATTGCATATCCATTATTTTCTGCTATAGTAAGAAGTTTCTGCCAAACACTTTCATTTTCCCAAGTAAAAGATTTTATAGTTGGTGATTTATCAATATCAGTAGGATAATGTGATACTGCTATATTAGAATTATATTTCTGTGCTATTTTTCTCACTACTTCTACTAATGTACCGCCTTCAATTCTTCCTGAATCTGTAGAATCTATTATATCTCTTGCATAGGAACGTGAATGTATAGTCATCTGCTTTTGATTATTATTTAATACAGCACTAATGTCATCAACTAAAGTAGTTGTTACATTCCTCTCATCATTATTCCACATAACAGCCTTTATTATTATCCTGTCATGTTTTTCTACTTTTTTTAATTCACTTAAAGGACATACTATATCAGCAGTATTACATATTTCATCAATACTCTTTTTTATAATAATTGAATTATAATTAATTAATCTCTTATTTTTTCCAGCATAAACTTTAATATGCATTTTAATAATACTCCTATTTGCTATGTTTGCCTCGCCTTCGCTTTGCGTGCCTTCGGCAAAGAAGTGAATAAGTAAACTTATTCACACGTCTGTGCCCCTGTGGGGCTGGCTCGGCTCACTTTTTCTTAAACATAAAATATTTCTTTAGGAAGTACAAAACTATCTTCTATAAAATTAAAATCTCTCAAATTGTATGAGTTCAAAAAATGCTCTGCATTTAATAATGTCATATTCTTATTGAACTTAATTTTTCTTAATTTCTTTAATTCTTTTATTTTCAATTCTTCTATAACAGATATTTTTAAGTCTATTAAAGCATTATTAAGTTCATGATCATCTTTATTTATAGAATCATTTAATTTGTCATATAGTTCTAAATAATTTTTTATTTTTTCTTTACTATCATCTATTTGAATTATAATACTAGCAACAGCAGTAACTGCAATTATTTTAATAAAATTATCACTTTCTTTTGCAGTATTCATTTCATTAAAAGAAATTGTATCTTTTGTAGTATCATAATTATAAAAATTAAGAAACTGAAGTAAAACTTTTTTTTCATTATTTTTTGCATTTTCTATTGGAAGTATGCTGTTAATCAATGATTTTGAGCTTTCAGCAGTTTCATTTACAGACTGTTTTATATCTATTATTCCATTAACTATTGAAGATACAACATTCTGTAAAGCATCAGCGAAAACTGAAGGAGTTCTAATTCCTTGGGCGATTGTAGAAGATATTGTATTTATAGCCCTTGCCATATCATTAATATAATCTGCTTTTCCTTGTATCATTCCAATAACATTTGAAAGTTTACTTGATACATTATTTATACCTGATAAAAAAGTATCATAATTAAAATTATTCTCTAATTTCTTTTCAAGATTTTTATTAGCTATTTCCTGAACATTGTTTTTAGCATCTTCTATATTAAGAAAATTATAATTTTCATCATTTTTTCTACGCCAAAGGCGGACACTCGTCTCAGCACATAGATTAAAATTAAGTTCTATTTTACATTGACCATTTTCATTCGCTTTTTCATCTATAGACCAGTTTTCTAAAGTTACTTTTAATCTAGGATAAAGAGGTAAAAAAATAAAAGCTGGATTTTCATCATCTGTTTTTATCTTAAAAGCATTTATTAAATCTATTTTTTTATTTAAATATTCTTCATCTCTTAAAAAACCAGATACTCTTATTTTATTAACAGATTCATTAATTGAAGTATTACTCCAATACCCAAAATTAGGATAACTTGAATTATCTAAAGACTGTCCGCCTGAAATATTTATATTATCATATAAGAAATAAACAGCTTCTATATTAGGAGCTTCATATTTTACAAGGCTTTGTATTTCATAAGCCTCTCTCCAAGATGAAGAGCTAGGATATTTCAAATTGCTAGTATTTTCCATTTAATAAGCCATATTCCTTATTTCATTAATATTTCCTGTTTGTATATTTATATTTGGTATGTTATTATTGTATGGAGTAGCTTTATAATAAGTTCTTTCATCTGTCAATTTTATATCTACTCCAATATTAGCAGCCCCTTTCATTTCAACCTGAGCATTGTTATTTTGTATATTATTAGCAGTAATAGTTTTTTCTAAAGTATCTTCTTTAGTCAAACTTTCTCCAATTTTTCCGCCAAGTTTGCTTCCTAAATATCCTCCAGCAATACCAACACCAGCACCTACTAAAGCTCCTATAGCTGTGCCGAGTCCAGGAACAACTGAACCTATAGCAGCACCTATAGCAGCGGAAGTAGCAGCTCCAGCACTAGCTCCTATAGCTGTACCCGCAATACTTCCAACGGCTCCTCCAACAGCCTCACCTTTCATTTTATTTTGTTCTTTTTTTGAAAGTGAAGGATCATTAGCAGCCATAAATCCGCTTATAGCCATTGGTATAGCAGTAACAGCAGCACCCATAGCACCTGCACCTGCTGTTTTTCCTAAACTTTTCCAAGTCATTTTTCCATTATTGATATTTGGTATATTTGAAGATGACTGACCTGCTTTGAATGTGTTAGAATTATTTCCATTTGAAAAAAACTGTCCCATATTTGTAACAAAAACAGGAATAGGAGTTCCTGTTCCTTGTATATGACGACTGTCCGCTTGCAGCGTAGATGATATATTGCCTTTTGCCATATTTTTCAAACTGTTTATTGAACTAATTGTATTAGCAACCCCTGATACCAATTTTGCTGTCATAAATATTCCAAATCCAGCTGCTATAACTTTGAATACGGCATCAAATCTTTCAGGATTTTTAGCAAAATTATTTAATATTCCTGTAACTTTTTCTAAATATGGTGCTACGTTTTTATTTGCAAAAGAATCAAAAGCTGTCTGCAAGTTTTGAATATTAGCTGCCAAACTTTTAGCATTCTCTGCTGCTGCTTTATCTCTCATACCTTTTGCATCTTCTAAATCTAAATACTTTTCTAAACTTGAACCATAATTTTTATAAGCATTTAAAGCTTCATAAACCATATCTGAACCAAATACTTTATTCTCTCTCAAAGCACCCCAACCATTACCTAATTCTTTCTGAGCATTTACTATCTGCATCATAATAGTATTTAAATCCTTCATTTTTCCATTTGAATCTGTTACAGAGAAATCTTTTCCTAATGATGCCCCTAATTGTTCTAAAGCATATTGAGTTTCTGGATTAGCAAGTTCAGACATTACTGCTTCAAGCCTTGTAACAGCTTCATCAGATGATCCAACTGCCTGTCTTAAAACTTGCATTGAAGCCCCAACATTTTTTATGTCTTCTGGAGCAGTACCTATTACAGAATAAGCCGAAATTATAGAAGCTCCTAAAGATGCGAAATCTTTAGCTACAAAAGCCCCCTTATTTCCTTGAGAATATAATTCATCAAGCAGCTTTGATGTTTCTTCAGATGTATATCCTAATTTAGAAAATTCCGAAAGTAATGAGCCTATATCTGTTCCTGTAGCATTAAATGCCCTTATAGATTTTGCTATATTATCTATATTAGCTCTTGCAAAATCCATATCACCTGTTTTTTCCATTATTTGATCCATAGCATCAATAATTTCATTGGCATCTATTTTTACATCTGACTGCATAGCTGCTTTATATATAGCTTCACTTAAACCCTCCATTTGTCTTTTTGCAGTTTCTATATCTTTGGCATTCATTTTTGCAACAGTACCTATTTTATTTATCCTATCTTCAAATGCTATCATTTTATTAATTGTAGCACCTACACCTATAGAAACTCCTAAAGTAGCTAAATTACTTGCTGTAGAGTTTAATATCCCATCTATTTTTGCCGAGTAGGCACCTATCGCTGAAAAAGCTCCCTGCATTTTACTCTGAAAAGAATTAACTTTATTGGAAGCCTTATCAATACCAGAAGAGAATTGATCTTTTAATTTTATTAAAACGCCAGCTGTTATATTACTCATTGTTGCTATGTTCGCCTCGCCTTAAAGAAGTGAATAAGTAAACTTATTCACACGTCTGTGCCCCTGTGGGGCTGGCTCGGCTCTCTTTTCCTTAAATTAAAATATTCCTTTTATTACTTTATAAATTCTTAAACTTTCTTTATGCCATTTTAAAAATTCTTTTATTGTCATATTAATCAAATTATCATAACTTAAACCTTTAGACATTATCATAACTTCAAGTATTAAAGTTCTAAATATATTTATAATATCTATATAATCTTCTTCAACATATTCATCATTTTTTTTTATTATCCTTTTCTGACGACTGTCCACCTTCGGTGTCAGTATTAGAAATAGAATTATTTATAAGTTCATTTAATTTTGCTTGACAAATTACCCAATCAGTTATTTCCATATTTTGTAATATTATTTCAGGTTCTCCTGTCATAGCAGATAACATAGCGACCTCTCTTGAAACTGTATTTTGAGGATATGGATC